GATACGCAGTGGGAATACCAGGTATCCGATGATGAAGTCAATAAAGGTGAGGTTATCGGGGTTCAGCCTGAAAAGATTGATATTCTGGAATATCTCTAAGCCTTCGTAGTACCAGCTTCGAGCTTTGATAAGCGACTCCGAATATCCTGCAATTCTGTATTAGTAATCTTTGCCTGTTGCTGTTCGTAAGGTATTGATTCTGGCTCAGGTGGTTTTTGAGCTTCTATTTCCGCGGGAGTTTTATTCGCAATTTTCCCATCAACGACTTTTTGCAAAACATCATTAGCAACGCCCTCAATTATATCTTCATTCTCTCGTGCCTGTTTATCAAAGTCGGCATCAGAACAACGGCCGGTTCTCTTGATGTCCCCAGTCTCATCATAGATTATAAATCGTTTCGTCATGTTCTAAGCTCCACGGCAACTAAGCTCCGATTATCGGCCTTCAATCCGCTCTCACCGAGGAAGTAATAAGTATATGTGCCAGCCTCTGGGGTATCAACTTTCATCGCAGGGACGGTGTGTCGATCGTAGAACTCTCCGAAATACACAGACACTCTGCCAGAAAATATGGTTGTTGTATCCCGTTTCATATAGAATTCTTTCCGGGCTTGCCCGTACAAATACGCAGAGGCCACGCCAATAATAAGAACTGGATCGCCATGCGTTGTGATCGTAACTTCCTGCCAAGCCTCATTAGACGATAGAGCAGCAGTGTACGCACTAACCGAGGAAGTAAACGCATCGACTGCGCCCTCTATGGCATAAACAGTCTCAGCGATTTTTATCCCACTCGCGACATGCTCGAACTCAATCGTTATAACAGATGTTCCATTTCCGATTCGGCTATAAGTGATTCCATTTACTGTATCAGGCGTTGGAGCGGTTAGAGTTGCGTCGCTTCTGGTAATAACAACCGTTCGGGTTTTGAGTACCGCTCCACCCTGATAGAAAGTCACGGTAAGAGTTGTCGTAGTTCCAACTGGCGACCATGCTCCAGGCCCAACCGCCTGCACCCATGCAAGACCATTGTCGGACGCAACCGAGCCTACAATTGCATTGGCGCCGGTTATTATAATCGGCGTACCCCAAGTACCGCTACTGGCATCGGCGGCAACTTTCTGAGACATCCAGTTACAAGCCGCCGTCGGTGTCGTGTGCCAGCCGCCGGTTGTTCCGTTACCAGTTGGAGTGTCTGGGGTATCGTCAATAGCATTGTCATTGTATGTAATGTAAACATTCCAGCCGCTATCTCCGGTCGCGCCAGTCGCGCCATCTGAACCATCCAGAACCATCAATTCCCACGTCGCGCCATTGTAGATATAAACATAGCCGTTGTCGGTGTCCTTATAACAATGGTTCAAAATCTCCCATGCCGGATCAGGACTGGCAGCTTCACCGTGCCATACAATCGAAAGGCCGTCCGCACCGTTTCCCCCATCAACCCCGTCAATCGTCATTTGATACCATGTACTGCTGCAATAGACATAGCTCTTGCTGTCTGTTGTGTTGTAGTAAGACCAGCCCTCCTCCAACGCGCCTTTATCTGCTATCAAAGCAGCTACGTTGGCATACGAGCCTTGAAAAAGAAACGAAGTGCCATCAACTCCATCCGCTCCATCAACTCCATCCGCTCCATCTGCTCCGTCAATAACATCGACAAGGGTTATCGTGTCGAGGGGATCGCCAGCAGGCCCATCCTTGAGCGTGATAACAATACTATCACTAATGTCCCCGGAATCAAGAACGCCGGTGTAACCATCGCTTCCCGCTGCATAGCCGTTCGCTACCGTCAATTCATTATTGCTCGGATCATACAGTTTGATAGTCCCCGAACTAAGCAGGTTGTCGCTGCCGTCAACAATCCTGTGCGCTTCGATAGTAAGCGTGCCTGTGCTGTTCTTAATCGCAGTGCCAGTCGTGGGTTTGATATAAAAGACGGCGCCAATTAAGACTTCTACCGAATACTGTGAACTGTAAACCAGATTGTTTTCGTCGAACTCATCATAGGCGGCAACTTTAATATACCACATCCCCACTTCCGAAATAGTAAGGTGGGTATCGACCGATGTGTCCTTGCCCTTGTAGATAAGATTCCCTGCGCCCGGCGTGAAACCCGTTTCTTGCGAAGCATGGATTTTATAGCCCGCTAAATCCAGATCGCCTGAAACGCTAAAGGATACCGTATGGCCTTGCGGAAAGGCAACAACGCTAATACCCGTCAAAACCGGCGGCACGGGGTTCGTCACCTCTATAGTAGAGGCAGTCAGGCTGATACGATTGTACTTATCACGGGCCTTGACATATATCTTAATTATTCGCTGTGGGACACCTGAATTATCAAGATGATTCTTATCGTAGGTATAAACATAAGCCGGGTGTTGCACATACTCGGTTCGTAAAACTGTGTTATCGCTTTTCTTAATAACGACTTCATAGTCTTTTAACCAGAACGGCGGGATATGCTGTTCACCGAGTTTTTCTTCCAGATAACAGATACCGCCCGAAGTCCATGCAGTGAAGTCACTGCTATCCGTGCTGTCCAATGTAAAATTATCCGCATCAACACTGGTAACTGCATAAGTCACGCTGTTAAGCTCAACCGCACCTCCAACGTTCTTGAACCGGACATTATCACCGGTCGAGAATGGATGGTCTGTTATTTCGATTTTAACCGGGCCTGTACCGGAAAGAATAATATCTTCGATAGTTCGAGGTTCGGTAATCGAATCCCAAACAAAGTGTATATCTTTGCCTGCAAAGACCGTCTTGCTCCCACCGTCAACTTGCAGGCCGGTAACTGATATATCAAGCGTATCGCCCGCGACATCATGCACCGAGCCTGTTGTTACCTCAGCATACGGTGATTCAGTGAAGGATGTTTTCTTTTCATATACATCGACGCTGACTACTCGAACTTCGTAGGTAGTTTCGGGCAAGACAGGGCCGAAAGTTAAATCATTGCCTGTGGTTTGGCCGGCAAATTGCCACAAGGGCATCCCTTTGACGCGATAGTACACCTCGGCACGCTGCCACGCTACGTAGTTCGTTACCCATACTTGATTTACAGCATCCCAGTAATGACCCGGTATAGTCCACGATACAGCCAGGTATCTATACACGCTGCCGAGTTCGCTTATCTCCGCAATGTCCTGCACAGCCAGGTCCCGAACATATAAACTCGTTTCATCATCAGGATTGTAGTTCGGCGACGGTATCCACGGACGCGATGTATCGCTTTCAAAAACATCGGCGCTATATTCCAACAGATTCAAAACCCGCCTGTGCATTATTTCGGAATCCGGCTGCGATCCAACAACCACGAATTTCTTGCCGACATAATTTTGGATACCAAAGGCGTAAATATCGCCCACTTGAACTGTGCCGTCTAAAGTACCGTTAATCGTAACGACACGTCCTTGCACGCTCGTCACCGTCTTCGTCTCGATAACATCATCGGCTCGGCGTATCATAATCTCATAAGTTTCACCGTCCCCGGAATCATACGGAATACAAGTGCCCTTATTGATTTCAGTGATATTATCAGAAAAATCCTTGTCAACCGTAACCGTATTGCCGTTTACTGCCGAAAGCCTGCCTCCCCCGCCCCATACTGGAATATCGTTTTGGACAGTGATAACGTCACCAAGCGTACAGCAAATAGCATCAATATCGACAGGCAAGCTGCCGGTCCGTTTTAGTAATCGGTTTTGGTTTAAGCGAAGACGCCCATGCCTCCACGCTTCACTCGCCTTACTGCAACCAAGTAAGTCGATTGTGAGCTTGTTAGACGTGGAAATATCAGGGTCAACAATCCTGATTTTATCTTTCTTATACCCTTTTGCGGAATCTATGAACGTGACTTCGATCTCACTAATTAAATCGGCTTGCGACAGGAACATCTCAGAGAACCCGCCAACCCGCGTATTGCCTACGGTGAAAAGTTGTGTTGCCGTCTTAGGCTTATTGATTGCCAGTGTTAAGGTTGTCCCCTTCCAAAAAGGAATACACCTGGCTATTTCGCACACCTTCAATACCGCCTGCCAGTGCGTAGTCTCCGTTTCGTGTCCGCCGTTATATGTTATCCTTTTTTCGGCGGTCGAAACAACGCCGCCGCCCGTATAAACTCCATATTCGGTGGTATCAATACCATATAATACAAAGCTGTCACTTGTACGATTAGCAACGGTAAATGTTGTGCCGTTGACTTCGGTCATACCCTCAGCATCGTTGATAATGACAATATCATCATTCTGGAAGGGGTTATCTCCGATAGTCACAACGCCGGGGCTGGCATTGGAAATACCATCGATCTGATAATTCTCGCCGCCGGACGCTACTACATCGTCTTGAAATTGGGCAAGCTCATAAAACATATCAAGGTCTAACTGGCTGGGGTCTTTGCCATCGTATCTCTCGACCGCATAGGGTGTGCCGTCACCATCGCCGCTGATAACCGGCTGAGTAAGCACGTCCCACAAAACCCACGCCGGATTGTTACTGTACCCAATCGACCACGATGTCCCGTTAAAGATGCGAACAATCGCACCCTCGACAATCGCCTCAAACGTGATAGAGCCAGAGAGTTGCCCTGTCGCCAACGCTCTTATCGCTACTAAAGCTGTTCGCGGATACTGAAACGCATCATTAAGATTCTCACGAACAACAGACAGGTACATATCATCGCCAAACCTTGAACTTGATTGGTCGGGAGAGGTTTTCGTCACCTTAATTTCATAGGCATTGCCTTTTTCGATAGTGAAGCCTTCAAGGTCTTTTGTCCTGAAGGTTCTCCGCAAGACACATGCTCGGTTATCGTTTATAACCTTTTCTTTCCATATAGTCCATTCCGCATCACCGTATTTGCGGATTTCAACTTTTATACCGATGTAGTGGCTGACCTTATCCCCGGTGTCGTTGTAGTAGAAGATTCCCTGCGGGAAGCCCAAGTCGATTTCGAGGTCATCGAAGTCGTCGTCAGGGGTTAAGTATGTTTGCGGGCCACTGCCGTTTTCCACAAACAGACTGGGCGATGCCTCTGATTTTGTTTCACGGAAAAAACTAATCGCAGTCTGGTCGATTAAGCCAAGCCTGGTCTCAACTACAACATCTCCGTAACTCTCGATCGGCTGGTCGTTGATCTTAATATCAGATATAGACTTATACGGCCCGCGTCCGAGTGAGATCAGCATATTCAGATATTGCTTATCGTTCGCCTCATTGGACTCGGTATATGCCGTTATTACATTGCCATAAATTTTATTCTCGCCGTAATACTTCGGAATAATACCGCCCGCCATCTGCGTTGTTTGCGGATTCCACCCGTACATCTGGGAGCTTTTCATATCGCCGAAGTCGAACGATTGTGTCGGTGTCGGCATGATCGAGTTGATTAACATGCCCGTGCCGATCATAACGCCAATGTAAATCGCATATTGAGCAACGCCCCACGTCGCTGGATTCCCAAGATACACCCCAGTAGTTACCATCACGGCGATCATCGCTACCATGGCAAGAATCTGCTTATCCTGTTCGCCGCCGGCAATTACGGGCACAAAGAAAATCTCGTCACCAACAATAATGCGGGTAAATTCCCATTCCTGCTCAGGCACGATCTGCCCGTTGCGAACTATGCGAAATTGAATATCGGCAGGGAAATGCTTCTCGAATAACTCAGCAAGAGTCTCACCCTTATAATCAATCTCCTCGATCTCGGTCTTAGACCTGTCGAAGTAATTGCAGATTTTAATCAGCTTGATTTTCATAGATGTAAAACCCGTCCAGCATTCTTTGCCATATAGGATGATTCAGTAACTCGATTGATACTTCGCTCGCTTCGCGTATGTGAATGAAGTGGCGGCAATCTTCTAAGACGATCCCCATGTGATTAACGTACTTGCCATAAGCCTTAAAAACGACAACGCACCACGGCTGGGGCTTGTCGATTTTACGAAACTCCCGAATCCCCTCGGCTATTGCCAGTGTTCGTAATTCCAACTCTTTGAATGACTGATGCTCCGGGAATGGATTGCCAAGTTGCCTCGAAATCTCATAACATAATCCCCAGCAATCGTATTCATCCGGGCCACGCCCGCCCCATGCGAACTTCTTGCCAAGAAAGCTCTCGACATCGATTGTTTTGGCTTTATCAGGCAATTCTCAGCCCTCCCCTGGCAAGCCCCATGAATCCGCCAAACCTCGCCGTCTGTCCCCGCTCTACGCAATCGTCATAAGTTCCACGGCAGAATGTATGACCGCCAGTGACGTACCCGCATTCGCAACTCAAAAACTTCCAGCCGCAATGAGGCAAATATCTGTCTTGCGGATACCTGCGATTATACAAACTCGCCGTGCCAAGGCTAAAACTCAACGACGATTCGTCAACTGTAACCGATAAGACCTCATAATCTAATTCGAGTTCGCTGTAATCACTGTCAAGGTGTGCGACGTTGACATATTGCACCTTAACCACCGAACCAACCCCGCCGTTGTATTCCTCGACCCTCGAACGCAGCAACGTGCCAATCGACGACGTCTTTAATTGCGCAGGCATTAAGCTGCCCTGCGCATCCTGTTCGGGTGGTATCAACTCAAAATAAGCAGGCTGGTATTCGTGGCCGTCAAATGTGACGACCTCCGTATTATTAACCAGATAGATCGTCGGCGGGTCTTCACCTGCCGGATTCTTGAGGTTTATATCAAGCAATGCCAGCCATGCGCCGCCGCCTTGCAGTTTGTTTTTTTCAGCAACAAGATTTGGGGGTAACTCCAAAGGCATTTTTTATACCAGGCTCTCTATTAAGGTCACTTTCGTTTTCCATGTACCGGTATTGTTGTTGTTGTATTCCCACTTCAACACGTCCATAAATCGCACGGTATAGGTATTACCATCCTGCGGATTTATCCAGTAAAACTCGCTCGTGCCATACTTGACGGCCTGTTCATACGCTTCAAGGAAGAGTTTGTCGGCCTCCGTCAAGTCGCTGTAATTAAAAGACCATATCCGAGGTGCTTTCGTAATCCTCGGACGCGACAACATCGCTCCACCCTGAAAATCCGTTCTTATTGTCGGGTCCGCTGCGGGCCGTTGGCTGAATCCATCCGCATCAGGGTTGCATGATAGCGATGGGAAAT